CAAGCCTGCAGTGCCTTGCCGTACTGCGGAGCAGTGCCAGCAGTGCCAGAGCCAGCAAGCTCAACACTAAAAGTACACTCAACGCGAGTGTTGGCAAGCAGCTGCTCAGAAGCGCCCAAATAAGGACGGATCAGATCGCGATTAACGACATCACTCTGCTGTGGAGTGATGTTCAAGTCCCTCACCAAAACCGCGTCGGTTCCGGTTGGAGTCGGATCGACTCCGTAGCTGGACTCTAGTTCCACCAGGATTAGTCGTTTCCGTAGAAGAAGTGGTGCCATTTTCTTGTGGGGGGTCGGCGGGAAGTGTTCGCTTGATCAGAGTGCGTTTTCCGGTTTCTGGATCGATTAAATACGACCCACCTTGACCGCTGTACTCGTCTTTCATCGTAATCCTTGCGACTGCTTAAACCTTAGTAGACAGTAAGGTCTGCTACCTGAGTTCTGTATTTAACGTCGTACTCATTGGAAAACACACCAGCAGGTTGATCAGCATCAAGAAATTCAAAGCTTGTTAGAACAGGCTGCACATCGATCGCGTATCCTCCAACTGTCAGATCAGCCATAAGCTTTGAGTGCATCGATTCAATCACTGAATCAGCATCCGTATAGGGAGTCGTGGATCGAGTAATTACGACGACCCTTACGCGCATTGTCCAGTCAAGCTTTGGTAGTGATGTTTGCTGCTGCGCAACGTCATTCACTGGCTCGATGACGATCATTGGAGTCTCAGCCCTTGCAGCCGCTGTCACTCTTGACCTGTACACCCTCCCATTAACGCCAGCAGTACTGGCCAGCGTCGTAGCAATCTGTGACAGGATTTGTTCGCGTCTAGTAGTCATCAATCACACATCACAGAACCTTGGAACTCTTCGCCATTACCTATATTGCTCACAGTACACCGGACATAAAGGACGGGACTGTTGGAATAAAAGTGGGCATCAGTACCGCTACCAGAGTGAGAATGAGACTCAAGCTCGAACCAATCAGTCCCATTCAAAGAGCCTTCATCTATAACAGTTATATTCCCACCCACAATTTTATGAACAAACACATAGTTCACACCCGCAAGCTTTACCGCAGAAGTTGATCCATCAGCAGTGAGAGGATCCCAAGAATAAATGTTCTTGGAATTGTCTGCGAAGTAGCCGATTTCAGCAGTCATCAATTCTTCATCAGCATTAACTCAACGAATTTCCCATCGTCGATGAGGTTCGCGCTTCTGACAGTGTAGTTCACTCCATCAACCGATACTGCATCGCTGTGCAACAAGCTTCCAAATTTTGACGACTCACAAGTCAGCTTGTAATCAGTCGTTAGCACCACTCCGTCAGCAATGATCTCGCTTGGCATGTCCAATATCCCTAGCCCCGTAGTGGACCCAGCCGTAACAGGAACAGCAAAATCAGCACTGCTCAAAAAAACGCTTAAATCTTCGGTGAATGCCATAAGAAAGGCCCGGACGAACCGGGCATGTACAGCTATCAGGCGTACTTCAAAGCACCAAAAGCATTGACGCTATAGGTGTGAGTTGAAGTTGAAACTGTTGAAACAGCTTTGATAAAACGTTTGGCGCTTCCTTTGTCAAAAACAAGCGTTTGCTTGCTTGCGCTTGTGCTCACCTGAGTGAATACAGCGTTAGTGACATCAGAATATGATCCACCGGAAGTGTCGGCTGATTGGATCTTTACATCTAAGGTTGATGTTCCGCCATTCTCGACATCGAGAATCACGCAAATGTCGCCTTCATAATCATTCAAGTCAACGGCAGTGCCGTTAAGAGCAGAAGTGCGTGAAGCAGTAGGTGCTAGCGCAAAATGCGAAAGCTTTTCAAGCCCTACAGAAAGAATTGTCATCAGTCTTCTCCAGACGATTGTTTGGTGCGCCCACGTCGAATCGAAGGCTTGGGAGGGCAAGCTGGAGCAACCTCAGCCAGGGGCTTAGGTTCTTCAGCTACCTTGGCCTTATCGCTACCAATCAGCAGCGTTGCAACGCCATGCTCGACTTCAACAAAGGAGCCTGCTTTCACAGACTCCCCGTTGATCATCACATTGCGTGTGATCTCAACTTTCATGAGTATCAGGTGCCGAGGCAGAACGCACCAGGCTGCTTGACAGCAAAGTCAATATCCTGAAGAGCAATGACGCGAACAGTACCAGCAGTTGCGCCAGCGTAAGGATCAACAGTCAGATCCAGGCCAGACCACATGCCCATGATGAACATGGAGAAGTCACCAAACAAGGCATCGTTGTTAGCGAGCTGATTGGAAACGATCACGGGATAACCGTTGATCTGATCGTTCTCATAAACAAACTGAGCAGTGTTTGAAGCCTTTTCAGTTGACTTCAAAGAACCCCGAGCAGAGGCATTGATGATATAACGAAGAGCGCCTGCGTCAGCGTTAGCTGCAGCAACATCGGTCTCCATTGCAATGTACTCAGAGAAAGTTCCAAAGCTGGTCAAAGTTTCGGAACCAATGCCACTCACATTAGTCAAGCCTTGAGGCTGGTTGGAAGAGCCGGTGCCGTAGATAGCAGCGCGGTCAATTTCCAGTGCGATAACACGGGCAAGGTCGTTGCGAACCATGCCTTCAACGTCGATGCTGCTTTGAAGCAACAGGCGACGGCTGTAATCAACGAATGCACCCACGGTCTTGGGTGTCATGTTGACCTGATCAATTGCCTGCTGGGACTCGGTGGGGGAAGCGTTCTCGCCAACCCAGTAAGCAGTAGCAGCAGAGGTCTGACGAGGGATTGACACATTGCCCTGAAGGCCGGTCAGCATCGTTGCGCCAGCCTGAGCGATTGCCAGGCGGTTGCGAAGCAGATCGATGAAGCTTCCAGCCAGAAGCACGTCGTCAACCAAGTCACCACCAGCTGTAGGTGTGCCTACAACCAAATCGCGACGAAGGACTTCGTTAGGAATGACGATGCCGTTTGAAGAACGCTCGTACTGCTTGGCAGCAGCCTCGCCAACTTCAATTTCAAATGCTGCATCGCGACGAGCCTGAGCATCACCCTGGTTAGAGAGATAGTTCAGAGCTTTGACGAAACTAAAGCTACGGGTCTCCTTATCGGAGAGGCCGATGTCGTTGGCGGTGATACTGTGTTCCACGGGTTGAGTTCCGATTTTTTCGAGGACAGCAGCGCGAGCCTCATCGACAGACTGGCCGCCGGAGATCAATTCGCGTGCAAGATCGGAGAGGTTGTGACGCTCGCCGAGTTTGTTGATGGATGCAATCCGGGTACGCTCGGCCTCTACGGCCTCGGACCGGATCACCTCCACATCAGTTGTGGTGCTTTCCATGACTTCAGTCACTGTGTTTACGGGAGATGCGGTCGAAGCCGCAGTGTCAGGGTCGGCGTCCTGTAAAGAACGCTCAACCTCAACATTTACGTCAGAATCAGAGGTCTCAAGAGAACGTCCAACTCCGACAGTGGGGTCAGCTGGGATAACAGCTAACGAAACCTCGTAAGGCGACCAATTGGTAGCTACGAGGCCATCTTCACGCTCCTCCATTTTATCAATGGAGTAGCCGAAAGAAACGCCGCGAAGGATTCCATCGCGAACGTCTTGGAGCACTTCTTGCGCAAATTTATTGCGCGAAAAGCGCACCTTGGCGTAACCGCGTTTCTTCTCACCATCAACCCAAGCACGTTCGACAACGCCGATCATGCGATCTGGATCATGGTTGTAAAGAAGCGGTGCGCCATCGTTAAGTCGCGAAAGATTCGCAGACTCCATACCGTGGCTCAGGATTTCGTTTCCAAAGTAACGAGCCACGGGATATTCAGAGCTGAATGGAAATTCCATGCTCCTTTCGTCAACCATGTTGAAACTCGTCGCTTCAACACGCTTGAACTTTGTACCCTCAAGATCGCGAGACAATTCTTTTTTAGAACTCTCTTCTGCGACAACATCAGGCACCTCCGTAGTAAGTTCCATTGCGCGTAAGGCTGCGATCTTTTTCAGTGTACTGAATCTATGTCCTGCATAAACATCAGTTTCACGCCAGCCTTCACTGCCTTCGCGATAAATTTGAATTAACGCTGCAGGATT